CGTAGCACAAGGCACTATAGACAACCGAATAATCAAGGCCCTTTCCCAAAAGGAACATACGCAAACTGCACTTATTGATGCAGTAAAAGCGAATCTGCAAATCTAAGACAATCCGTGCCAATCCGAGAAAAGTACAATATCGGAGGTACAAAATATGACCCCTTATAACGAACTCGCAAATGCTATCGTGATGCAAGCCGTAAAGGATTACCGCAAAGCCCTCAAAAGCCTACGCTTAAATAGTCGCAATAAGAAGGCTATGGAAGAGGCTATGGAATGTGAAGAGTTCTTCCGTTCCCCTTGGTACAAAACCCTTACTTCCGTTGATGGTGAGTACCTTATAGATAAATTACGTGCGGAGGTGGCTTGATGCTGGCAAAAGACTTCTTGAATCAAGCCTTCCTTATAGATCAACGCATACGTAGCAAGTCAGAACAGATACGAACTCTAAATGAAATAGCTACCAGTTGCTCCGCTACCTTGACGGGTATGCCCAGAAATCCCAATCGCGGTGGTTCTCGTATGGCCGATGCTGTATGCAAGATGATTGACCTTGAAAACGAGATAGCCCGAGACATGGACCGCCTTATAGAAGTTAAGCGTGAAATCGTTACTGTTATAAACGCAGTTGATGATGTTGTTCTCCGTACCCTTCTTGAAAAGCGATACCTCTGCGGTGCTACTTGGGAGGAGATATCCGTTGACCTTTGCTTCAACAGACGTTGGACATTCCGCTTACATGACAAAGCACTTGAGGCAGTACAAAAAATTCTCGACCAAAAATAAAAGAAGCCACTAAAAGCCACTATAATGCACTGTTGACTTATGATATAATTATAATGGCAAACGAGAATATAAATGAGCCTCATAGGACTTACATCCTGTGGGGCTTTTTATATGCAGCTGAAAGGAGGTAGCCATATGCCTACAAAGCCAAAGAAACCATGTGGTTACCCAGGTTGTCCGAAGCTCACTCACGCTCGCTACTGCGAGGAACACACCAGGGTGATGAACACTCAATACAATAAATACCAACGTCCATACGACAGTAGTGAGCGTTACGGCTCGGAATGGAGAAAAATCCGTAACAGATATATAAAGGCACATCCCCTCTGTGAGGAGTGCCTAAAGACAGAACGTTTGACGCCGGCACAAGAGGTTCACCATGTCCTTCCCATCAACAAAGGTGGAACGCATGATGAAAGAAACTTGATGGCTCTTTGTAAGTCTTGTCACTCTCGTATCACTGCGGAGTCAGGAGATCGTTGGCACACAAAATAAAAAAGTAACCGAGGGGCGGTCGAAATCTCTGTGACTTGAATATCCGACAGCGGGCTGGGGCTGGCGTACGCATTTTTTGCTATTCAAACGGGGTATTAACCCCTTCCCCTCAAATTCCAACTAAAAGGAGAGTGAAAATATGGCTAAAGACGGTACAAACCGAGGTGGAGCGCGCCCTGGGACCGGACCAAAAAAGAAGGCGCTCATCGATAAAATCAATGAAGGAAAGACCGAAGGCGCAATGATTCTGCCGGAACCTGTGGAGTTTGAAGGTGTTGATGTCCCTCCTGTTAAGGACTACCTCAAAGCCACGCAGAAAAATGGCAAAAACCTCTGCGCCGAGGAAGTTTTCATTAGAACATACAAGTGGCTAAAGGCTCGTGGATGCGAGAAGCTCGTCAACACACAGCTCATCGAGCAATATGCGATGTCGGTTTCTCGTTGGATTCAGTGCGAGGAGGCAATCTCGGAATTTGGCTTCCTTGCAAAGCATCCCACTACGGGCAATGCTATCGCAAGTCCCTATGTCGCAATGAGCCGCGACTATATGAAGCAAGTAAATGCCACTTGGTTCTCTATTTTCCAGATCGTCAAGGAAAACTGCTCTGTTGAATACGAAGGCGGTACTCCCCACGACGACGTGATGGAAAGATTACTACGAACAAGAAAAGGAGTTTAACCTATGTTTGAGAAAGTTAATCCGCGCCACCCGGACAAGGTGGCTGACCGAATTGCAGGAGCACTTGTTGACCTTGCTTATCGTGCCGAAGCAAATCCTCGCATTGCAGTCGATGTTCTTATTGGACATGGTGTCTGCCATATTATTGCAGAAACCTCTGTTAAGCTCTCCCCCGATGATGTAACCGCTGCGGTTCACCGCATTGCCGGCAACCTCAAGGTTGACTACGCAGAATTTGCTCAGGACACGCACCTTTCCAAAAACCAAACAGGTCGCATTCGCTGCGGTGATAACGGAATCTTTAAGGGTGTACCCGTAACCGCAGAGCAAAAGAAACTCACAAGCATCGCAAGGCTTATTTACGTCAAATATCCGTATGATGGAAAATACATTCTTGACGGTGACAGACTCATTATTTGCCAGAGCAACGCAAAGGCATCCGACATCCGCATCTCTCATCACAAGGCCGAAATCAATCCTCTCGGTGACTGGACAGGAGGCACCGATGTAGACAGCGGTGCTACCAACAGAAAGCTCGGCTCGGATATGGCAGATAGCATTACGGGCGGTGGTCTTCATGGCAAGGACCTCTCCAAAGCTGATGTCAGCGTAAACATCTATGCTTGGCTCAAGGCCCAGGAAACTGGCAAGGCTGTCGAGCTTTGTTGTGCCATCGGCGATGAGACGATTGACGGCATTTCCTACGAGGAGATTGTCGAGACTGCAAGAGAGTACATTCGCAAGTGCGGAGGCTTTGAAAAGTTCGCTGAATGGGGCTTGGTGTAAACCAAAGTTAGCGAGGTGATACCTATGAACGTACTACGAATAGATGTTGGTGTCCACACCCTTCTTCACATTAACCTTTCAAACGTTGATTTTACAGGTATCAAAGAAATTGTTTTCACTGTTAAAAATTTCTCCGATGTAGAATCGCCCGTTATCATAGAGAGAGTCTTTACGGAGCCTGGATTTTACGAGGTGATGATCTCCCCCGCTGAAAGTCTTTTGATTTTCCCCGGAGCCGAGTATGATTTCAATCAAGTCCTCATTGATGGTACACGCATGAAGATTTCCGACACAGGAAAAATCATCTTGAGGAAAAGCGTAGGTGATAACTTTGTTTGATAACAGATATAACCCGCGCGTGGATATTTCTATTCCACCCAAGAAAATTGATGCAACCCAATGCTGCGGTGGCAACGACATCGAAATCACGAGTCTTTGGCCACTTGCAAAAATGCGTGAGTATGAAATCAGGCTTGAAACAAAAATCCCTAAAGAACTCTCTATTCTTCCCCAAGCAAACAGTGACGACATCTCATCTGTCAAGGCTCGTGAGGATGGCAAGGTGTATATCCAAATCGGTGATACCCCCGCCTATGCGACCCTTGAACAGATAAAAAATCTTAACACAAAAACGGTGTTCGTTGACGAACTTACCGACAAAACAATCACACAATTAAGTAACGATGACATCGTTATGCTAAAAAAGGAGTAAAACACTATGGCGCAGAAACGCACACAATACATTAAAACCGAATCTGGTCTTGAGAAGCAGCTCATTGCCTCTGCTGCTGATATCGTTGAAATCGATCCTATAACCGGACTTGACTCTACTAACGTACAAGAGGCACTCGTCGCAATTAAGGACATCGCAGACAACGGTGGTGTTACTGGCGTCAAGGGTGAAGCCGAAACCACCTACCGCAAGGGTGACGTCAGCATTTCTAAGGCAAATGTTGGTCTCGGCAATGTAACCAACGATGCCCAGGTTAAACGCTCCGAGATGGGTGTTGCAAACGGTGTCGCAACTCTCGGCACTGATGGCAAGGTTCCCGCAGCACAGCTCCCTGCCTATGTAGATGATGTCCTTGAGTACGACAACAAGGCTGCCTTCCCCGCTACAGGTGAAACAGCTAAAATCTACGTAGCAAAGGACACCAACCTTACCTATCGTTGGGGCGGTTCCGCTTACGTTGAAATTTCTGTATCTCTTGCTCTCGGTGAAACCTCTTCCACTGCTTATGCCGGTGATAAGGGTAAGGCTCTTGCTACCAGATTGACCACTGCCGAGGCAAATATCACCTCCAACGATGGAGACATCACTGCTCTCCAGAACAGAGCAACTGCTCTTGAAGATGGTACTACCCCCGCTGGCAAAGCTACCAAACTTGCTACCGCACGAAAGATTTCTCTTACGGGTGACGCAACCGGCAACACCACCTTTGATGGTACCGCAGACAAGTCTATCGCAGTAACTCTTGCAAATACAGGCGTTACCGCAGGCACCTACTCTGCTGTTGCTGTTGATGCTAAAGGTAGAGTAACCGCAGGAAGCCAAATCATCGAATGGGGTACCAGTGGACAAACTACTCCCAGTGCCAATCTTGCAGTAGGCGGACTCTTCTTCATGCTCGTTGAGTAAGGAGGCGAGTTATGTCTTGCTATAAACCGAAAAGAAAAACAGCCTCGGGCGTCGAGGAGGTCACTCTCCCTATAGCCTCTATCCAGGGGCTTCAGACCGAGCTTGATGACCTCGGGAACAAGACAATTGACAAGGTTGATTACTTAAGTGTCATGGCCCCCGACCCGGCTATGCAGTTTTACAATACGGATGCGGCAGCACACATAGGTGATGAAGGCATTGCCTACAACACCCTCTGCGAAATAAGCTCTGACATTAACGACAGTGAGGTTACCTACACCTTCCCTATGTCTACGCACATTCCTATCCTTCCCGGTGAGAATGTTACCTTTACCAACAACCAGGAAGGCACTGCTATCGAAATCAACGCTACACCCGCTATGCCTATCATACGTGTTGGTAGCGTGACCGATGTTGATGGTACGATGATTATCAGCTCGACCAATCCGCTTATTTTCTCTGTTGAGATCATTGATGGCAATCTGCAGATTGGTGATCAAGTACAAATCTGCACTCGTCAGCTGTTCACTTATGACTCGGGCAGACGTCGCAAGATGCGACTCCGCAAGCAGTGGGAAACCGTAATTACCGATAACAATAAGAATCATCGATTCATCTTTGTGCCGGTATACGCTACCACTAGCAAAAAGGATCAAAGGCTGTTCAGAACAGATAGTGCTTCTTTGAGTTCGAAAACGTTATCTGCCTTATACATTCGTGTACGTAGACCCGTTATCCAAGACGGTACTGAGGTCGATGGACGCTTTTCCAACATCGTAACGGTATGGAAAAGATACAACCGAGGCACGAGCACAATTTTCATTAAATAGTTTTTCAAAGGGGAGCAGGTGTAAGCTCTGTCGGCGCGTCTGGCGGAGCAGGTGTTAACTCTCTGCGCGAGCAGGGAGAAGGTTCTAGCGTCCCCTTTGAACTTTTATATAAAAGGAGCAAGCATGAAAACAACAACCGAAATGACGCTTGTTGCAATAGACAAGCTGATACCTTATATTAACAACGCCCGAACTCATTCGACTGAGCAGATTAACAAGCTCCGCTCAAGTCTTCGTGAGTTCGGTTTTATTAACCCCGTAATCGTAGATAAAGATTATAACATCATCGCAGGCCATGGTCGTGTGGCGGCGGCAAAGGCAGAAAGCTTCACCGAGGTTCCCTGCGTTCTTGTTGACCACCTTACCGAAGCACAAAAAAAGGCCTACATAATTGCGGACAACCGCATGGCGCTTGATGCAGGATGGGATGAAGAACTCCTTCGTGTCGAGATTGAAGCATTGCAATCAGAGTCCTTTGACGTTTCCCTTACTGGCTTTGGTGATGATGAAATCGCAGACCTCTTTGGAAAAGACGAGGATGAGGTTGAGGACGATGACTACGACCTTACTTCAGCCCTTGAAAAAGCAGCCTTCGTGGAAAAAGGTGACGTGTGGATTGTTGGTAGGCACCGACTTGTTTGCGGTGATGCCACTAACGAAGATGACGTTGCAACCCTTATGGATGGCAAGAGAGCCAACCTTATTGTTACTGACCCGCCCTACGGAGTTTCCTTCAAAAGCTCTAGCGGTCTTACCATTAAGAATGACAGCATGAAGG